TGATTTTTGATGCCAAAAATCAACCAAAGTCTCTCTTTGAATTTTATCGTAAGAGAATTGATGATGTGAATGGACCTGGATGCTTTCATGTGATGTTACATGGAGGGTTAGACAAACACCCTCAATTTGCCTCAAAGACTTTTAATGACAAGGAAGTACAAGCTTTTGAAAAACGTTACAATGAATTGTGGCGACAAGAATGTGAGAAGAAGAACTACTCATATGATCAAACTTATTCCAAATTTGTTACAGAAGGAGGAAAAGGTAGACGATCAGAGTTTGCAAAAACTGAATCAATGGCTTTGAAAGATGCACGAGCAAAGAATGTGCGTATTGAATCTCAAGACCCAGAATCAATGAATTTGAAGGATGCAAGAATGAATAATACCAGAATTGAATCGTTTAATGTGAAGGATGCAAGAGTACCAAATATTAGGATTGAATCAGATGAACCCAGACAGTATATCACAGAAGGAAACCCAAGTGCTTCTGCATATTTTACAGCAATGAAAGAAGTGTATGAAGACGCCAAAGTTTCTCCCGAAGGATTATTAGACAATAACGCTTGGGAAGTAATTTCCAAGAAAATTTTCAGAAACCAGTTTATTTTAACCACTCAAGATGGAGCAGAGATAGCTAAGGGAATCTTCGTAAGAGGAACCTGCGCGCTAATCTACAAACATTGGAAGACCAACTGCCCAGTCGATGCAGTCCAATGTCGCTTCCTTGACAACAGACCTTATTTTAATGTTAATCTCAGCAGCGTGAAGTTTTACGATTTTGAAACAACACGTGGTGAAAAAGAGGACCTCCTTATGATGGTCTTCCCAAACAGTTGCCCTCAGTATCCAGATATTTTGAACCATTTTGTAACCGCTCAAGATCTTCCCCGCGTGGAAGGCCGATCTGCTCAACTTTGTGGAATAATTGATGTGAATGATGGAAACTTTGTTTCTTATAATATGCAGAATTTGATTGTTGAATGTGAAGATGCTAAATATAATGATGGAACCCATGAATACCAATGTCGCAAAGGTTATGCTTATCGAGCAGAAACCAAAGCAGGTGATTGTGGAAGTGTGTTAGTTTTACGTGACTCAGCTTTTGATAAGAAAATTATTGGAATGCATGTTGCTGGCCGACCAGGTCATGGATATGCTATGTGTGTGTATAAAGAAAAGATTGAACTTGTTTTGAAGAAAGTAGGTTGGGAAGCCCAATGTTTCCCACCCCTTGAATTGATCAATTGCGTTGAATCTCAGGCCCCAGAAGGAGCCTTTTTCGCAGTTGGCAAACTACCCTTCCCCGCCGGAAGTGTAGGAACATCAACCTTGGAACGAACAATGATCTCGGGATGTTGCATGGAATCTGAAAAGAAACCAGCATATCTCAAACCGTTCGTTATGCATTTTGAAGAAGGAAAAGAACTATTATGGAACCCATTAATGGAAGGACTCAAGAAATGTGGAAAAGTTTTGACACCAATTTCAGAGGAAACTATGGGAATTGTGATTGAAGATGTTGCCAGAGTATATGTCAATGCCACCCCGTATAGACGGAAGCGATGTATATATAATGTTCGTGAAGCCATTTTTGGCACTGAAGGAGACGAATATTTTGGTTCATTAACAACCTCAACTTCCCCTGGATTCCCCTGGGGTTTGACAAAAGAACCTCGCCAAGGAGGAAAGAAGACTTGGATTGATCTTGAAACACGAGAAATTTCAGAAGACCTTATCTATCATGTGGAAAAGAGGATTGAGTTTGCCTTAGCTGGCCGCCGATATCCTACTTTGTGGATAGATTTGTTGAAAGATGAAACCAGACCAATTGAAAAAGTTGACCAAGGCAAAACTAGAGTGTTTTCTGGCTCCCCGCTAGATTTCACAGTTGCCTGCCGAATGTACTTTGGCGCGTTCGTAGCTGCTCAAGCAGAAGGACGCATTGAAAATGAAAGCTTAGTAGGAACAAACTGCTATGCTGAAGATTGGAACTTAGTTGCAAAGACTTTATTGCAACACGGAGAGAACATTGTCGCAGGAGATTATTCGAACTGGGATGGATCAGTATCCGCCCAATTATTGTATGCTGCACTATCCGTCATTAACAAGTGGTATGGAAAAGACGAACAAGGAAATAAGGTTCGCACCATTCTAATGGCAGATATTGCAAATTCACTACACGTCATCAACAACGATGTGTACATGTGGACTCATTCGATGCCATCAGGTGTCTATTTGACCGCAACAGTGAATACAATCATTGGACAGATGCTGATGCGCATCTTTTACCTCAGAGCAGTACCTAAACACCTAGCAACCATGTCAGATTTTGAACGCAATGTTAAAATTGCCATTTATGGTGATGATAATGTTGTTAATGTAAGTCCGAAGATTAAAACATACTTCAACCAACACTCAATCACAGCAGCAGCCAAAAGCTTAGGAATGACATATACCGATGAACAGAAATCAGCGGACCAAGACTCAATTCCGCTCACAAGATCTTTGAAAGAAGTGACTCTCTTAAAGAGACATTTCACATATTCACAGGAGGAAGGCCGATGGATAGGACCGTTACAAATGAGAACTGTGTTGGACATCCCCAACTGGTATCGCAAAACGATGCCAGAGAAGGTAGTCTTACCACTTATTGTAGAGTGCGTCCTCCGTGAATTAAGTTTACACTCAAGATCTGAATTTTACCAACACCGAAGAGAAATTTTTGATGCACTTGTAGATAACAACATGCGAGTGCCAGCAATGGGAGATTATGACTCTCTCAGATTTTCAATGCTGAATGGATATAAGTCATACTTTGGCCAATCTGATTAAGATCTGAATCTGCCCCCTCCACGGAGGGGGCAGAAAGCGCCCCACAGCTGGCGCGATATAAGTTACCTGTATCTTTCTGCAAGCCTTGGCCGGGCCCAGCGAGGACTCTTAGCTAGGAGGGAGTTTCATAAAGATTCCTAGCAAAAATAATTATATGTATGAAACTGAATAGGGCTTCACATTAATGATCCGTTACATTGTGGAGCAGCAAACCCCGAATCAGTGCCGCTAGACCCTTGGGCTCACACTTTCGTGAGACAGGACTGATAGCGAATCGCAAAATATTTTATATTTTATAGTATGTAGTGTGGCGATTTAAAAATAATAGGCTTATATACCGGATCGAACCGGTGCGCAGATTAATACCCTGTGTACCACCGTTCTAAAAATGACAGTATTGCTTCAACAATTCAGAAAGAAACAACTACAACCACGACCACCGAGGACCACCTTCTTGGTGAAGTAACCATTGAAACCGAACAACAATCTGTGACTGAATTCAAGGATGCTATTGAGCCTGAAAAGGTGATAGCAGCTGTGAATGCATTTACAGAACCAGCAGATGAACTTTCATCTCTCAAACGCTTTCTTGCTAAACCCAGGAAAGTTAGAAGTATTACAGCCGAATCATTGACTCCAACTCTTTTTACGAATGTGTTAGATTTTAATCTTTTCTTTTTATTGAATGCTATTTCTACGAAATTGTTTAATTATGCAGGAATTAGATTTACCATGTGTACCAGAATTGCTGTTAATACAACCCCCTTTGACTCAGGAATGGTAGCTATAATTCATACCCCACCAGCTGCAATCACTAAGATTGCAACTACAGTAACCAAAGACCACTTTATGAAATTTCCTCATGCTACAATAGATCTTGGAGAACAAACAGCTGCAGAGTTGCGAGTTCCCTTTTATTCACCATTACGATATATTGAAGTATCCAAAGTTCAAACCCCTAATTACCTTGGAAACTTCCAAATTTCAGACCCGTTTGATAATTGTTTTGTAAGTAATAGTACCTTAGTTAATATATATATGTGGATTGAAGATGTAGAACTTTTATACCCAACCAATATTTCAGGAACTGCTTTTAAAGTTTGGACCCCGCAAGGCCCAGCTAAGAAAGATCCCAATGGAATTGACGTAGTTTTATCTCAAATTAAAATAGACAATAATTACCAAGTAACTCAACAAGCTGTACCTTATGCCATGAATTGTGTTTCTAAAGAATACAAGACAGGCTCAACTGATACTTTTGAAGAATTATTCCAAACTCCAGATTTTATTAGATCAACAGTTTTAACCAAGAACTCTGTCATGGATGCTTCCACTTTGTGGGTTGCACCTATGATGGGAGATAATCAATATTCTCGTATGGGATCTCTAGTTAATTTCTTTTTATTATATTCAGGTTCAATCGATGTTCATATGAAAATTCTCAAAACCCAATTTCACTCAGGACGACTTCAAATTGCTTTCTTGCCCTTATGGCCTAATAAAGTAGTACCAGATTCATGGGATGATTTTTGGAATATTATTTGGGACTTTTCTGAAAAGTCTGAGATAGAATTCTCCATTCCATATGTAGAAAATAAATTCATGTCTTTGTCAAATGTTAATGGTTCGCAAGGAATATTAGCATATCGTCAAATTACCCCATTACAGTGTCCAGATAATGTTGCACAAAATATTACCCTAGTAGTTACAGCTAATATGTCATCAGATTTAAATGTTGCATGCCCCCATTTTTGGAGTGCTGCTTCCTCAGTTAGACAACCTATGGCAGATATC